TCTGACAATGCTGCGGCGCGTTAGCTCTTAGCGCTCATCGTTGTGAAGCGACAATCACCGAGCTTGCCAGCTTCAAAGATCACCAGCATCGAGGGCGATGGTGCGGTCATGCCTGGCTGATGGGTGGCGGGGTCAATGAACTTGAGCCGCCCTTTGAGAAAGACAATCTCGGAGGCATTGAGCGCCCACTGATGGAAAGCCTTGGTGTCAGTCCTGGCGAACATCAAGATCACTGAGCTGTTGCCAAGCGTCGCCTCGCGGTGAGCTTTCTGCAACCAGTCGCTCACCTTCGAATATGGCGGATTGCACCACGTCCAAGACTGCCACGGCAGAGCCAGACCATCGTCTTGCTCGCTGTACCACTCAGAGCACTTCGCCGACCACTCTTGAGCGCACGCATCGAGCTTGAAATCAAAGCGCGTCTTCAGACGCTCAAAGAACTCTGGCGGGGTTGCCCAACAATCTTGACCGCTGCTGTGATGAAGACCACCGAGCGTCATCGTGACGCCCTCATCATGTGAAGCACTGAAGCCCAAGCGTCATCGATGACCGAGTAGCCGTTGGTGTTGTACTTGATGAGCTCTAAATCGATTAAGACGTTGAGTAGTCTTCCACTAACGCTCGGCTTCATCTCTTGATTGACGTTGCGCTCTGAGAGCCCTTCGACATCGATGAGCCACTGGCGAAGCTGCTTCTGAGAAAGCCAAGGTTTGCCATCAGCATCGAGCGGGCACGAGTTGTCAAACCATGCCCGGGCGAAGCGGTCTTTCCGGGTAACGAGCTTCTCATCAACCTTCTCAACCGGTGTCACTGACTCGACCACTGCTGACTTGACGGGCTCGCCCTCATCGTCTCGCCAGCCAGGGATCTCGATGGTTCTCAGCTCACACTGATGACTCATCGCCAGCTCGGCGTCTTTGCTCTTACGCTGGATAATCTCGATGGGCTTATCACCTTTAGCAGGCACCACGCTCACCTCGATGTCCAACGCACCGCGCCAAGCGCTGGAGCCTCGAGCTCGATGCTGCGCGTCATCACTCACGCCAGTGTGATGCACGAGAAGCACCGAGCACTGGAAGCTCTGCATCAAGTTCGCGCACGCATCGAGCATCCCTTTGGCATCTTGAGCGCTGTTCTCGTCACCGAGCAAGAACCGGTGGAGAGTATCAACCACAATCAACTTGGGCTGCTCTGGTAGCCCTCGCAGAGCTTCCGAGACTCGCTGGTAGCCGATGTCCGTGTTGAGGTCGCAACCGCTCTTAGACACCCAGAGGCTCGTTGACTTCACTCGATGGTGATGCTTCCAGGCTGCCACCCTACCGCGTAGACCGTGGTGACCTTCACCAGCGAGGTAGACCACGGTGCCGGGCTTGACTCGATGCCCACGCCAATCACCAAGACCGCCCGCGATGCGCAAAGCCCAATCAAGTACGATGAACGTCTTGCCGCCGCCCGACGGACCGTGAACCATCATCAACGCATCTTCCTGAATCCACCGCTTGACGAGCCACGAGATAGGCGCTGGCTGCGAGCAGAACTCATCGCCAGGCACAAGCCAGTCACTTTGCTCCGGTGTCAGTACCGCGAGAAGGTCATGGCCCGCGTTGTGATAGTCATTGGCATCGCCCGGCTCTGGTGGCATCACGACCTGAGCGCCATGTTTTGCAGCCGCCTCGTGAGCCTTGGCGAGACCTACGCCGCCAACATCATTGTCTGCGACGATGACAAGCCGCTGAGCCTGACCATAGAACTCGCGAAGGTGACCCGTCACGCTCGGCAGATTGCTCGCAGAGAAAGCCACCACGACCATCGAGCCAGTCACCTCGCGCACCGTTGCACCAGTCGCAAAACCTTCAACGACATAGATGGTGTCGGTGGGCATACCGATGGTGAAGTAACAGCCACCGACTCGCCCACCCTGGTGGTATAGCTTGCCACCACTGCCGTCGATGTATTGCAGAGAGCTGAGCTGATAGCCCTCGTCATAAAGCGGCACCATGAGCCGACCATCTTGCGAGATGCGCACGCCGTGAGCTCTCACCCGCTTTCGTGTGAGGTAGGGGTGATCATCACTGGCGGTCTGGGCTTGCTCCCATAGCCGCGTGACCTCTTGCCTGGTGCTCTCACGTTGACGCTCGATGTCTTGCCGCCTGATGGCTTTGGCTTTCTCAATGGTCGCTTTGCTTCTCGCAATCTCTTGCGGTGTCAGCTCACGCCCGATGTTCGCCCGCCAGTCTTGCTTTAGGTCACGACGCCAGCACCCAAACGCACCGCCAGGAATGTCATCACCGTGGGCGATGTACCAACCAGTACGCCCGCCCTTCTCGTCAGAGTCGAAGCGGTGGACGATACCATCAAGCTCAATGATATCCGGTGGCTTGAGCCCTGCCTTCTCGATTGCCTGTTTTAGTTGCTTGTCTGGTGGCTCAACCGGTCGCGCATCCGCATTGAATTTTCCACCAAAAATCTCTATTAAATCACTCATAGGTTCCCTCCCGATGGCGTGTCCAGAATCCAGCCCTGGGCACGCTGTCAATCACTCTGCAATCTTCCCGAACTCTTCCCAATCCGCAAACCGCTCAACTTGCATAAAGGTCATGCCCTTGTGTTGAAAGCAGTCTATTTGGATGTCATGCCCGCATTCACCATGAAAGCGCAACTTGATCGAGTGTCGCCTCTTGCTCGGCGAGCCAGTATCTTCCTCGACCTTCATTAAATGCAAGTATTCACCGTTACACACCGGGCAAGTAATAAGCCTGGTCTTAGATGCTGCCCAGCTTTGATCCCCCATCATGTCTTTGAGGTCGTATTCCTTTGCTGGTCTCTCAAGCGTATTAAGACCGCGCACGATTAACGTGCGGATAAGCTCTGAGCGTGATGCACTACCACAATTCGGCGGAAGATAGCTCTTCGATTCATCAATATCCTTTAAAAGCTCATCATCGAGGCTGAAGCCAACTATCGGTTTTCCCATGGTTTTTTCTCCTTAAGTACTTTTCTTCAAAAAAAAGAGCCTGTTTCTTTAAAACATACAAGCAGACATCTTGTAAAGATCTAGGGAATTGTTTTAAAACATAACTGTCGCAGCGACGCGGCACAAAACAAAGGAAACAAGAAATGAGCAACCTAATCGACATCACCACCGCAAATCTCGACGAACTGCTTGGCGCAATCACCATCGACGCCGCTGACGTTGCTGAAGCGCTTAATGACGCTGGCATCGCTGCAAAGGTTGTTTGGGCTTACGGTGACGATGGCCGCGTTGATGCTTCAGGCATCACCATCATCGTCCAGAACGGCACCGCCTCAGTTGCTAAGGCATCTAAGTCAAAGGTTGGTCACGGTGCAGCTCGCCTCGCATCTCACGCGCTCTACCCTGCGCCAGTAGCCAACGCATCAGTCGAAGCAATCGAAGCGGTGCTTGCTGCTCTTTAATCAATAACCGCCCGCCCGGAGCGCATAACAACTGTAAAATATTTTTTGACAGTTCCACGCTAGTTATCGCCCGCCCGGAGCGTATCCGGGCACCGCTCACGATACGAGCACTAAACAAAGAAACAAAGGAAACAAGACAATGACTCACCAAACTTTTCAATCTGCAATCACTGCCATCAAAGAAGACCTCGCCGACGGTTCGACTCAAGAGCTCGCGCAATACATCGCGGATTTGATGTCGTACAATGCGGCGAAGTACCAGTCCGGCGACGGTCTCCGCGAAGCGTTCAACACTTACATTGAGAGCCTGACCAACGACATCGACTTGAGCGCCATCGATGAGGATACGCTTTTCAATGAGTCGCTCGAGCTACTCTGGGCGAAAAAGTATTGGATTTCAGATGACGGTCAATCATCAGTCGGTGGATGGCACCTGACGACACCTAACGCCGAGATCATAGCTGAACTCGAAGATCAAGGTTACGAACTGCCATCAGGTAACGGACGGATTGAAATCGGATGAACGCACGCATTGAGCTGGTCCACCGCGACCACACAATCAAAGCAGAGCCCAAAGCCATCGAGACCGACGGTGGTGGATTTTGGAAGGTATCAATCGAGGAACCCGGTGGTCGTTGTGTCCACTGGGATGTTGAAATCATCACGAGCATCGAGGGCATTGGCAAAATCTTGTCAGACCTCTGTGCGAAGGTAGACGAGCTCGAAGAGCTCACAAACAAAGAAAGGGATTAAACAATGGTTAAGATAACAAGAACAAGTGACACGAGTCACCAGCATCTCAAAGTGCTGGTCTATGGTGCGGCGGGCTCGGGTAAGACCACGCTCTGCGCCACTGCCAAAGATTGCATCATCATTAGTGCTGAGAGCGGGCTGCTAAGCCTGCGAGGTTACGACCTGCCAGTCATCGAGGTGACGAGCCTGGTGGAAGTCCAAGAGGCTTACAAATACTTGACTGAGAGCGATGAGGCTAAAGCCTACCGGTGGGTTTGCATCGACTCTCTCAGCGAGATTGCAGAGGTTGTGCTCGCTGCTGAGAAGAAGGCAAGCAAAGACCCACGGAAAGCCTACGGTGAGCTACAAGACCGCATGGCCCAGCTCATCAGAGCTTTCAGAGACTTGCCGCGCAATGTGTTCATGACTGCCAAAGCTGAGCACATCCAAGACGAGAGTGGTGCGATGCTTTGGACACCGACGATGCCAGGCAAAAAGCTTGGTCAGTCATTGCCCTACTTCTTCGATGAGGTCTTTGCGATGCGAGTCAAAGAGGTCGATGGCGAGACCAAGCGAGCGCTTCAGACTGCCACTGATGGCATCTGGACGGCTAAAGATAGAAGCGGCGCATTGGCGCAATTTGAAGAACCAAACCTTGAAGCAATTTACAACAAGATCATTGGATAAAGGAGATCAAAACAATGGCAACAATCAACTTCAACGCAAACAACTATGATTTTTCACAAGAAGACCGCCCGGCATACGAGCCACTGCCGGAGGGCTACTATAACGTCATTGCCATCGAATCAGAGATTCGCGACACAAAAGCGGGCACCGGTAATTACCTTCAGTTCAAGTTTGAGGTCGTCGATGGCCAGTACAAAGGTCGTTACATCTGGGACCGCTTCAATCTGCGCAATCCGAACCCTAAAGCCGTCGAGATTGCACAAGAGAACCTCGCCCGGTTCTGCCAGTCTGCTGGACTCAAAAGCATCAGCGACTCTTTTGAGCTGCACCATCGACCAGTCAAAGTGAAGGTCGCTCATCGTGAGTGGAACGGTCAGACCCAAACCGAGATTAAGGGCTATCGCAAAGCCGATCTTGGCAATGGCTTCCAAGCACCACCAAGCAATGACGCCCCTTTCTGACGCTAAAGTAATTGCGCTGGCCCGGTCTGCTCCGGTGGTCTCGGGCTGGCGCTTCTTTCTCGACATCATGAAACTCACTTTTAGGAAACACAAAATGCAAAACGCAAAATGGATTTCTGCTCGTCAAGTATTCATCACTGCCAATTCAACTAACATGAAAGACCCAACGCCAATTTGTAAGCCATGCTTTGCAAGCATGGTCGGCAAGCATGGCAAAACTGGCGAGTGCCGAGATTATTTAATCAATCTCAACACCGTGATTCACATTGCCGACTTTGATTCACATCGACTCGTGATTGATGGAGAAGACAAGGGCATTGTGCCGGTTGTGCGCCTGACATTTGCGGCAACTGATGAAGGTGTCATTGAACAAAAATTCATCATCGCAAGTTTCGATGAGATCATGCGCTTAACTGATGCTGTCGGCGTGGAGCCAGAACAATGAGAACCACCCTTCAAATACTCGACGATAGAATGGAACGCGAGCAGGACACCAGCCACCGCCCTCACCTCGGAGCCTCGAGCATCGGTGGCGAGTGTGAGCGAAAGACCTGGTATTCTTTCCGGTGGGCTCTGGAGCCTGACTTTACCGCTGACGTGCTGCGCAAGTTCCGCGATGGTCACGAGAGTGAAGAGCTCATTGCTCGAGAGCTTGAGCAAGTCGTCACGCTCTCAGGACGCCAGGCACGTTTCCAAGATGGACACTTTGGCGGCTCAGTTGACGGCATCATTGAGGGCGGTCTTGTAGAGGCACCAAACACGCCGCATATATGGGAGCACAAAGCAGTCAGTGACAAGCGCTTTGACGAGCTGCATCGATTGCGCGAGCGTCACGCTCTGCTCGATGACGAGGGCTCGGTGCTTCTCAAATGGATGCCCACGTACTACGCGCAAGCTCAGATTTACATGTACAAGCTCAAGATCGACTGGCACTACATGACCGTCGCAAGTGCGGGCTCTCGTCGGCTTCTCAGCCTGCGAACGCCACTCGATGAGT